GTCGATCGCGTTGGCCTGGGCATTTATGTCAGCCTTAGTGCGTTCGATCAGCCGCTCCCGCCGCATCACCGCCATCGTGTCGAGCGCCCGCCTTGAGGGGGCGGCGCTCTCCTCGACCGGCGGCTCGTCGCTGTCGGGGGTGTCGCTGGCCTCGACGGGTTCCGGGATCTTCCAGAACTGCACCTGTCCCCGGTCCATCAGGATCCCGATGCGCCCATCTTCGGGCAGCACAATGGGGCGCTTAAGCAGGATGCTGTCGCGCTCATCTTCAAGGGCTTCCGCCTGTTCAATAGTCAGCTCGTCGTCGCCCTCTTGCGGATCCTCAAGCGTGGCCTCGATCTCGGCAACGCGCTCCTCGCTGGCAGCATCAAGCTCGCCGTAGGTCGGGCGGACCTGCAGGTTCCAGCCAATGTAGCCATTGGCATCCTTGGGTGGTTCGGTGAGGAACTCGACTTCCCGGTTGCAGCGCTGGGCAGCAGCGCGCACGATCTCGGCGTTCTTGTCAGCCACCATGTTGGCCAGCAGCTCAACGTCCAGCACGTTGATCGCATCGGAGAACAGATCCTCTTCAATGCGCCCGCCTGCCTCGAGGTAGGCGGCCTTGCCGACATAGGCCAGGTTGTTCCTGACCTGATGGTCGGCCATGCCCAGCGCCTTGTGAATGAAGCGGGCGTTGTTCTTCTCCCAGCTATCGCTGTTGCGCCATGCGACCAGCGCCTGCTGCTGCAAGTCGTGGTTGCTGGTGGCAGCAAACGCCTGAGCCAGATCGTCCTTGATTTGGCCGGTGACGTAGAGCTCGAACACATCAGGGTGCAGGTTGCCAAGCCGCAGGATCTTGGCGGCCCGCTTCTCGGCAAGGCCAAAGCGCTTGGCAAGATCGGCAGCAGTCAGGTCGGGGTTGCCATCCTGCACCAAGCGGAAAGCCCGGTAGATTTCATAGGGCCGCATGTCCTTGCGGATGAAGTTCTCAGCCAGGCTGACTTCTTCAGCGGCGGCAGCGTCGACCAGCTGCACCGGCACGGCATAGTCAGCGGGCAGCTTGCCTTCGTCGACCAGCTGCTCAAGCGCACGCAGGCGCCGGCCACCGGCCACAACCTCAGGCTTCTTGCCATTGACCACGACCAGCGGGTTGAGCAAGCCGTGCTGCTCGATCGAAGCAACGAGGTCGGCAATGGCGGTGGCGTCCTCGACATTGGTGCGCACGTTGCGCGCTGAGAGGACCAGCTTCTTGAGGGGAATGTGTTCCATGTTTCTCTCCGATCAGGCTGCAAGCTGCTGCTGTGCAGGTTGGATGGCATTGAGAAGCTCGACCGCCTTGCTTGCCTGGCTGGCAGCAGTGACGATGCAGCGCTTGTCGTTCTTCAGGTGCTTGAGCCAGCTGGCAATGTAGCTGACATGATCGTCGCGCGTGACCTGCTCGATCCCAAACTCAGCGCACAGGAACGCAGCGCCAAGCTCGGCAACCAGTTCTTCTTTGGCCCGGCCTTCGCCAATGTAGTTGGCAAGCCGGTCAAGCCGGGACTTGTGGCCGGTCCAGTGGGTCGCCTCATGGAACAGCGTGCCGTAGAAATGCTCGGGCGTGTGGAACAGGCTGAAGTCCGGCATGTAAACGGTGTCGAGCGCAGGCTGGTAGTAGGCGTGCGCGCTGTCGGAAGTCTGGACCCGCAGCACATGGCTGCGATCCATCAGCCAGCGGTCGAGCGCTTCAAGGCGTTGGTCTGCTGACAGGGTGGTGATTGGCGGCGCTTCAACAGCTGGTGCGCCATCGACTTGCTCGGCGTTGAACACCTTGCTGCCGCGCGCGAACAGCTTGTTGTCGTCAGGCGTTGGCCCTTCGATCACCTTGTAGAAGATGATCGGGGTGCCGCGCTCACCCTTGCGGACCTGGGCGCCGAGCGCTTGCCACTGGTTGTAGCTGGCCCAGCGATTGCTGCCGTAGCCTGACAGCCACAGCGACAGGATGTTGACGCCATTGTAGCGCTTGCCGGTCGAGGCATTGGTGGGCAGGCCACCCGTCATGCCCTGCCAACAGGGCTTCCACTGACCAGCCTCGTCAACGCTGGCGAGGATCCGGTCGGTCATGGTCTGGTGCAGATCATTCATCGTCGTTGTCCTCCTCGTCAGGGCAGGCGGCTTGCCAGTGATGGTAGCCAAAGCAGCGATCGCAGAACGGCGGTTCTTCCACCGGCTCTGGCGCTTGGTGCCAATCTTCACGCATGAGCTCTCTCCGAAAATGAAAGGGACCTGCCAGTTAGACAGGAGGGGGGAGCCGACAGGCCCCTTCCAAGTTGAACGATGCGGGAATTATGAAGGGAGGTTCAGGCCCCGCACCGTCATTCAAGACTGGGATGTGGGTCGTTAATCCCAGCCAGGAATGGCGTCGTTCAGATCGGTGGCGCTGCCGCCCACGGGCGCAGCTCCACGGCGATCGTCGTCGTCACGCTCAGCGCGCTCGCTCGAAAGGATCTCGAGCTTGGAGTTGAAGCCGAGCGTCAGGTCGAGGCTGTGCTTGGCTTCGCCATCCTTCAAGTAGGCACGGGCCGCGGGTTCGCCTTCGGCAAAGAGCTTGCTGCCCTTGCGCACATAGTCCTTGAGGAACTTGATCTTGTTCTCGTCGAACACGGTCACGTTCACCCAGGTCGTCACCTTCTCGCCCTTGATCTTCTTGTTCGAAGCAAGGCTGAAGCTGCACAGCTGGCGCCCGCTGTCGAGGGTCTTGAACTCGGGGTCTTTGCCGAGGTTGCCAATCACCTGCATGGTAAGCATGGTATGTCTCCTTTGTGTCACTGGTGATGGTGATGCACCCTGCCCCGTAAGCGGGTTTCGGGAGTTAGCTGCCTAGTCGCGCAGTGCGGGCAGGGTGCGGGGGTGCCGTGGTTCTTCACCTGTCACGGCGTCAGGCTGGAGCCCCGGCTTGCACTCCGGGGATGAAGCTCATGCTGGTTCGAGCACCTTGGTCAGCTCGCCCTTCTTGGCGCTGTAGTGCTGGCGCACGGCAGCAACCTGTGCGGCGTGCGTCTTGGCAAGCGCATCGACTGCCGGCCGGTGCTTGGCGAGCGCCAGGTCCAGCTGCTCAAGGTTGGTGGCGGCATCGATCGCAGTGCGGAACTCGTCAAGCTCAGCCACCTTGTCGACCTTGGCCTCGGCGGCAAACTCAGCGCCGACCTGATCGAGATACTTGCTGTCCTCGAACTGGCCCATATGAACGTCGGCGCCGACGCCGACATACTTGAAGGCGTTGTTGACCGCATCGGTGAACGCCTTCTTGAAAGCCTCGTCGTCGTGGAACAGCTGGCCCGAGGAGCGCTTGGTCACAACCTTGTCGCCGCCTACCCCGTAGAAGAACTGGCCGGGCTTGGTGTGCCAGCAGCGGACATGGCAATAGACCATGACCTCACCGTCCTGTCCGTGGACCAGGGTGAACTGCGGTTCTTCCGTGCCCCAGCCTTCACCGACCGGGCCGAAGGTTTCGGTCAGCCGCTTGACGATCCAGATCGGCTTGAGTGCGGTGCCTTTGAACCCGCCCGCCCGGCTGAAACCCTTGGTGTGCTTGGGGTCGGTCTTGCCGAGCGCGTCCCAAAAGCGTGTGTTCTTGTCGCTCACTGTGCTGTCTCCTTGATGCACCACACCTTAGCCATGCGCCCGCTCTGGTTGGGGCGGCGCAGGCCGGTGTCGGTAATGCGCCCGGTTCGGGCGAGTTCGGTAAAGCGTGGCCGGATCGAGAGGATCGACAGGCCCAGCTCATCTGCCACCTCATCTGGTGTTGCTGGCTGACGGGCGATCACCCGAAGGCACGCCGCACGAAGGCGGGGCGTGCGAGGGGCGATTGCCTCGGCCGCCGCTCTCGACGTTTCTTGTTCCTTGAAACCTGGCTGGTTGGGATAGTCGAACAGATCCATGCCTGCCTCCTGCAGTCGGACGTTGCTGATGAAGTGGTGCTACCCGGTCACGAACAGCGTGACCACGGCGCAATAAGCGGCGATGCCAACGATGATGTTGATCCAGGTGAGGTCGATCATGCGCCGAACCTCAGCGCACCGCGCTTGTCCCGCTTGATGGTAATGCCGTGGCCGGTGCACTCGCTGGCATCGGCAGGCATCATTTTCTTCAGGCCATCCTTGGCATCGGCGAACAACGCAGCCGCCGCCATGCAGTCGATGTAGTCCTGCGCGTAGTTGGCCCACTCGTTGTTGCCGGTCATGTCGTAGGGCTTCAGCCCATCGATCGGAGTGGTGGCGCCGACACGCTCGACCGCCTTGAGCGTGGCAGTCGGGATAATCTCGGGCGGCACACGCTGCTCGACGTGCCACCAGAAGCTCTTGATCAGCTCGCGTAGCTCGGCCTGGTATTCAAGGTTGGCGGCAACCTCGCACCATTCCGGCTCGCTGTTGCCAGCGATGATCGAGAACAGCATGTAGTCATGGCCGGTGATGGACAGCACATGCTGCAGCTGCGGCATGTAGTAGACTGCCTTGTCACGCAGCCGTGCGTCACTGCTGGTGTGCTTGGTTTCTACCGGCACACCCTTGCCGACATGCACCCCGTCGAGGTGGGCGAACATGACGGGATAGTCAGGCGCATAGAAGCGCTGCATCGGGCGCTCGATCTGGCAGGCATACTTGCGCTCGAGCCAGTCGAGGTGGAACGTCTCGGTGTAGATGCCCAGCTGCACACGAAACACGCCGGACAAATCTTCCGGCTCGGTCTCGCCTACCTTTTCCATGTAGAGGCGGTGCCAGTCGCCATCCATGATGCGCTTGGTGTCGGATGAACCGATGCCCTCGCTGCGGTTGGCGCGGATAGTCTCAAGGGATGCCATGTTTCTCTCCTGTGGTGTTGATACTACTGCATACATGCAGCATTTCAACTACAAAATAATGCGTCAGCGCAGGGTGAGGATCGCGCGCTCAGCTTGGCGGCGCGCGGTCTGAAGCACGGAGCGGACAGCATCGATCCTCTCCTGTTCTTCCTGCCCTGCTGCAACAAAGTCAGCCGGCAAGGGTAGGCGCGGCCACTTGTGGGTGGTGATCAGCTTGTTGCGTGCTGCCTTGAACACTGGGCCAGGCATCTGTGCCAGCGCCAGGATATAGAGATCAAAGCCGAGATCATCAGGCACAGGCGCTTGGAACAGCGAGGCCATAGCTTCGACAGTCTTGATGATGGTCGCCTTGGTGGCTGGCCTCATCCATGTTTCGATAGCGTTAGCGTCCCGATCAATGTCCGCTATCACTATCTGCAACGAGCCTAAGGTGTGACCGACCGGGCTCTCGCGTTTGTGATACGCCGTGCCGATCCATTGCAGCGTTGATACGCTCAGCATTTGTCGAGCGGACCCGATCCAGCCGAGTGGCAGAGTGGGAGCGCGCTGCAAACTTGGCATCGTTGCGGATCCAGTTGCGCCAGCTGGCGCGCCAGTCTGCTCGACGCTCGGCTTTGCTAATCCAGTGATCACGGAACCTATCGGTTGCATTGGTCAAGTCCTCTCGGGTGAACAGGGGGAAGTTGTCGTGCGCCCACTTCCAGAGATCAGCATCGGGATGCCAGTCCTCGGTTATGCTGCTTAGTTGGGCGCGCGCCCTGTTAGGCTTCTTTGACGTTTCTAATGACGGTTCGGGTGTCATGGTGACACTAGGGGTAGTGTCATGGTGACACTTTGGTGGTGTCATGGTGACACTAGTTAAAGTGTAGCTGTTGCTAGTGGTGCCACGCCGGGTGCGTTCGATCAGGCGCCCGGTCTCAAGCTCGGCCAGCGCACGGATCACCGTCGAGCGGGATAGTCCGGTGCGCTGTTCGATGCGGCTGATGCCAGGCCAGCAGTGACCATGCTCATCGGCATGGTCGGCCAGTGCCAGCAGCACCAGCTTGGCACTCGGGTTTGGAGTGGACTGGTTGAAGGCCCACTCGATGGCAGCAATAGCCATGCCGTTCTCTCCTACGGTATGCGGGTTGCCCACTTGTCCACCTCACCAGCTGGGATCTCGATGATCTTGATGCCGTGCATGGCCTCGACCATCTTCCGCTTGAGCTTGTAGATGGGCATGACCATGCCCTTCACATCTTCAACCACGCTGCGCTGCTCCCGGCCGAGCTCGTCGAGCACACGGTATTCAAAGTCAGCGATGTAGTTGAACATGTGCTGGTTGTTCAGCGCCACACGGAAGGGGATCTGGCAGCGCAGCGTGTCGATCAGGCCGGCAGCCTCGAGTTCACGCAGCTGCTTGTAGCGCTTGAGTTCTGCCTGGCTGGCAAACCAGAACCCATCGTAGTGCTCGCCCTTGGCGTTATACTTCCCCTTCTTGGGGCCGGGTTTCTTTTTGCGGACGGTGATCCCGACACGTCCAGCTGCGGCCGAAGTCTTGCGACCAGCACGGGAAGGTGTCGCATCCGGGCTGGGTGCAGCGTCGGTTGACGGGTCGAGCGGCGGGCTTTCCAAATCTATTGCTCCTCATATACTGACAGCTGCACGCCGAGCGCCTTGCACCAGCACATGAGGAAGAACGCACCGGGCAGACGCGCCGCGGTTTCCCACTTGGCGACCATCCCATCTGACACACCAAGCCGATCGTCGAGCGCCTCTTGGCTCAGCCCTCGGGCTTTGCGCAGGCGGACCAGCTGCTCGATCAGCGTGCGGTAGTGCTCACGTTCTTCATTGGACAACTGCCGGCTGACCATTGCTGGTCGTTGTCCTGCCTCCTGCATCATGCTCGGCCCCGCCTTTCTTGATGATCCTCCGCAGGAACGAGGCCACCTTGGTCGCCGTTTCGTAGCGCAGCTCGGCGCCGTTGATCGTGCGGTAGTAGGTGGAGCTAGGCACCCCGGCCTTGATGAAGGCGTGCAGCAGGGAGACGCGCGCCTGGACAGCCATCGCCTCAAGCTGGGCGAGGTAGGAAACAAGGCGGATCGGAGTGTCGTTCATGCTCATATGCTTTCGAGTAATGCACGAATGCAGTTAGATCAAGTGAGTATGCAGGCAGAACAACACTCCGCAGCAACCGCCAGTTAGGTATCATTCTCCGGCTTGTCGGCGACAGCCTGGTTGTATTCAAGCTCGGTCATATCGACCAGCTTAACCGTAATCAGCTCAGTAAGCGTGGCTACGGTTCTTTTGTCGTTCTCCAGTGCGTGCACTGAAAAGTGGAAGTCGCCGTTATAAACGGTGGTGTAACTCGGCTCGCTCATCAGCCACTGCGCAAGGGCAAAGTTTTCTGGCGTCGGGTCGAGCAGCATGTATTTGTAACCAACATGCACGCGAAGCACTTGCTTGGTCTTGGTCTGGATCTTAAACATGAGGGTATTCTCCTTAGGCAAAGCGTGTGAGTTGCTGCGCCTTTGCACTGATCACGCTAAGCTCAGTGCATAGGGAATGTGCGAGGTCTGCGGTGCGTCCACGCAAACCAACACTGCATAGATGCAGCACTAAAGTCTGCGCTTCAGCTTGGCAAGCGTTGATCGCATCGCACATGTTGATCATTTCGTTGGCGAGCTCGAGCTGCTGATGCTCGACAAGACTAGCCGGCGGCCACACCTCAGCGGTGTGGACCAGGGTCAGGTGTCCCATCTATCTCTCCCAAAAAGAGCGGCAGTTTTTAGGGATCTCTGCCAACCCAGATTTTGTGGTGCTTACCTATCCCCTGCCGCCAGCTACCTCGGACTAAATGGGGGTGTGCGCTGGTATCTCGAGACAATCCCACGCGGATCGATTAGATCCTGGTGTTTGAGTAGATTGCCCCGCCTCATTCACGGCTTTTGATGGACAGCTCAACGCGCACCCGTTCGAGGATTATATGCGCGGCCTGTCTGATCTAATTCATTTTGTTCTCCTCTTATTGGTTCAACGTGGAGTGCTGAGCATCGCCACGCTGAGGACGACGAGCACGCCAAGTGCGGCGCCCGAAGCGAGGACGGTGATCAGCGCAATCACTGCGTCCCATTTCTGTTGGCGCTTGAGTTTGCGCATGGCCTCACGCCGGGCCATGATTTCGTTGAAGTGGTGGCGATGATGCTCGATCATTTCGTTGCCTCTCATTTCATTTCGTTGGAGCGCAGCTGTCCCTCTGTCCGCAATGGACTAGGCCCAGCGCACCTTGGCCGGCAGTGAGCCGGGCCTGTGTCCAAGGTTGGACCAAGCAAAAAAGGGGGAAGGGGGCCTGGCCGCTAGGCCAAGCCCCCGACAGGTCAGGCGTTACAGCCGCGACATGCGATCAGCGTGGGCGTTCGACGCCTTCGGCTCGGCCGTGCTCAGCGCCCGCCGCTTGGCGCGCGCCGCCGCCTCGCGCATCGCCTTCGTCTCATACTCGGCGCCCAGCGCATCGAAGTGGGCGTCCTGCGCAGCGGTGTATGCCCGCACCAGCAGCGCCCGCTGATACTCGTAGTTCTCCTTCCAACCCTGAGCCACTTCGACTTCGCGCTGGGTGGCTGCGCCCTCGGCTTCGGCGTTACGCTTGGCGCGCAGCTGCGCTGACGCACTCGCTACCTTCTCGGCATTGAACTCGAGCATCGTCTCGAGACGCTGGCAGATAGTGCTGGTCAGGAAGGACTGCAGCGACCGCAGCGAATTGACCATCTCGATCTCGCCGGTGTCCTCGACGCCTCGCGGCAGATCGACGTTGATCGGATAGAGCTTGCCGTTGTCGCCACGGCGGCGGAGTTCCATCTCGACAAACACTGACGAGAGGCTGTCGATCGCCGCGTGGATCCCGGCAGTGATGCTCTCCTTGGTAGGAGCGGCGGTCAATTCGCGGTGGCCTTCAGCGGCACGCACTTCGGAGTTGATGACGTGCTCACCTGCCAGCTCACGGCCAGCTTCAGCAACGGCGACGGTCTTGTTCGAGGTCTTGGTCATAATCTCTACTCTCATTTCTCTATGGGGATGGTGGTGCGAGGCGTCCGTTGCCTCGCCAGCCGGGGCGACGACGCCTTGCAGCGCCGTCCCCCTCGTCTCTCTCATTGCTTTCCGCCCTGGATCTCCAAGTCGCTGCCGCACATCGGGCAGCACAGCTTCGCACCTTCCTCGATGCCTTCGACGATGAAGTCCTCGTCCTGCGCCTGGTCGAAGAAGTAATCCTCGATCTCGGCCCAGCTGGTGCGAAGCACGCCGCCGAGGACGGCAAACTCTTGTTCGATCTCGATGGTCTGAATGGTCATGATATCTACTCCTGTCAGTCGCCATCACCGTGATAGCGACCCACAGTTCAGATCACGGCCGCACGTCCGGTGCTGAAGGGGGTTCACTCGGCCAGGGGCCGACGATTGTGCCGCCTGCAAAGACAGGGAAATCCGCTGTCGGACTGCATTGCAGGGGGCACAATCGCCCCTTCACTCCGGAACGGACGTGGTATCCTTCGCCGTCGCGCGCGCGGTGCCCCCTCGCTGGCGCGAGGACGGGCCGGGAAGCCGGGTTCCCTGCTTCGCAGGGGTGGGCTTCTCTCGGCCCGGAAACCTAGTGCTTGGGCAAGGCCAACAGCCGAATGCGACCAGCATTCAGGGCTGTGGTAACAATGCCGGCCGAAGGCCGTCATCGACTTGCCCGCACAGGTTTCCCCGCAGCACGCACAGCGAGGGTCAGCTATAGTCTGGCTCGCCAGACACCCTCGGCGCGAACAGCCCGGAGGGCCGCGCCCCGAGCGCGCGTCAGTTTAGGCCTACCAATCAAGGGCTAAGGACTAGTCCATTGACGCCCTTCCAAGGGCAAGGCTTCCTCGCGCGCGCGCTCTCCTAACTCCACCGCTCTCCAAGGTATCCCATGCTCCCGATCCCCGTAGCCAGCTCCGATAGCACCAAGGAGCTAACCCCCATGCAAGCCGCCTTCGTCGATGCGTTTGTCAGTAACGGTGGACACAAGACAGAAGCCGCTATCGAAGCCGGCTACTCCAAGGACACCGCTCGGTCACAAGCGTATGAACTGCTTGCCAAACCACATGTCATCCAGGCCATCATGGCTCGAACCATGAACGAGCTTGTCATGCAGTCACCTGTAGCAGTTCAACGCTTGCATGACCTTCTCTCAGCCAAATCCGAGTATGTTCGCCTTCAAGCAGCACAAGATGTTCTCAACCGTGTTGGACTGAAGGCACCAGACCGTGTGGACCACAGAGTTCATGGCGATGTGACGGTGAACATCGATCTGAGCTGAGGGGGGAGGGGGTTGAAAACAGGGAGTGTGGGATTGCGAGGGGCCCACCACACGCAATTTTTCTCCCCAAGGTCCGCACCCCTTCTGATATTTTTTGGTGTGAGAAAGGTTCGAAGATGGGTTTGTCGTCGATGATGAAGTGGGAGGATCGGCAGCGGCTTCGAGCGATTGTGCGCCGGGTGCATCTTCGGTTTCTGCCTGAGAGCCTGCTCACGGATTATGAGTGCGACAAGCTGATTGACAGTTTCTCGGAGGAAGTGATCGAGGCGAACTTGAGGGCTGGGCGGGAAGTGGGGTTGGTGTCGTGAGGGGGATTGGGACGCCGCGCCGGCCCAAGCGGACGCAGACGGAGAATGAGAAGATCCTCTCGAACGTCTCGAAGTATATTGTGCCTGGTGGTGGTGCTGCTTGGGGTGGGATCACCGGGACGCTGGCGAGCCAGACGGATTTGAATGCGGCCTTGGCTGGAAAGCAGGCTGCGGGCAGTTATGCGGCTGCGTCACATGGTCATGTCATTGCCGATGTGACGGGGTTGCAGACTGCGCTCGATGGCAAGCAGGCGGCGGGCAGCTATCAGCCGCTGGCCACCGTGCTGACCAACACCACCGCGGCATTCACGACTGCGCAGGAAACCAAGCTCTCCGGCATCGCAACTGGCGCAACAGCCAACCAGACTGACGCTTTCCTCCTCAGCCGGGCTAACCACACCGGAACCCAGGCTGTCGGAACCATCACCGGCCTCGGCACCCTTGCCACCCAAAACGGCACCTTCTCTGGGACATCCAGTGGCACGAATACCGGCGATCAGACCATAACCCTGACCGGCGACGTCACCGGCAGCGGGACGAGTTCGTTTGCGGCAACGATCGCTAACGGCGCGGTGTCGCTGGCCAAGATGGCGAACATGGCGACCGGCTCCCTGATCTACCGCAAGACGGCAGGTGCTGGCGCGCCGGAAGTGCAGACCCTCGCCACGCTCAAGACCGACCTCGCGCTGGCCACTGTCGCCACTTCCGGCAGCGCGGCGGACTTGACCGGCAACCTTGCTGTGGCGCGGCTCAACAGCGGCACCGGGGCCAGTGCCTCGACCTTCTGGCGCGGGGATGGAACCTGGGCCACGCCATCGGGCGGCGCTGATCCGTGGACCTATCTCAAGCTCGGCTCCGACTTCGTGACATCGAGCGCCACGGCAGTCGACGTGACGGGCCTCGCCTTCACGCCGGTTGCCAACACGCAATACGAGTTCGAGGCGCTGCTGCTGCTACGCACGGCCACAGCTACGGTTGGCCCGCGGCCCGGCTTGGCCTGGCCCACTGGCGGCACGGACGGGGTGGCTGATATCGTCATGCCGACAAGCGGGACCGCGCAGGTGCTGGTGTTTGGCAACATCAACGCGGCCTTGCTGGCTGCTGTCGGTGGTCTGCCCAACACCACGCAAAGCTGGCCGTCGCGCATTCGTGGCAACTTCATGGCGGGTGCCTCGCCTTCCGGCACGGTCAAGGTCCAGATGGCCAGCGAGACGGGTGGGACCAACGTGACGGTCAAAGCTGGCAGCTTCCTCCGGTATCGCTCGATCTAATCCTGTCCATTGCTGGCAAGCCGTCCTGATGGGATGGCCCGCTGTGAAGGAGATTGCTGATGGCTGGTTCGCAGATGATGGACGCGAGTGGGATCCCTGGCAATGCGGCCGCGGTCACGCCAAGCGATGCCACGGTTCTGAATTGCCTGGGCCTCTATGTGGGCGGCGCTGGCAACGTGGTGGTCGAGACGCAGAACGGCGCGACCGTGACGTTCTCCTCGGTTCCGGCCGGCAGCTGGATCTGGCTGCAGATCAACAAGGTCAAGGCGGCTACAGCTGCGACCAATATCGTGGCGGTCTGGTGAGCCGGAACTCTCACCTTACTGTTCGGCGATCGACTGCTCGCGTCAGCGGTGTTGCGCCGGCTGTAACTGCCACTTTCGGCAACCTGACCATTGCGGGCCATGGCGGTGTTGCCGTCACCGGCACCACGATCAGCAGCGGCGATGCCTCCGGACACTGGACCATCACTGGCGGTTATATCGTCCCTTCGGCTGCGGGTGATACGGCCAACCTCAACCTTGGTCCTTATGCGCTGGTTTTGGACAACGGCCAGCAAGTAAACATTACGATTGCCACTAACGAGTGGGACGTTCGCCAGACAAGCGAATGGGACACGGTGATTGCCCAGGCCACCGCTACGCTATCGGCCAAGAAGATTGCCATTCGCCCCGGCGCAACGATCACAACCGGCGTTGACGGTGCCGCGGCTCGCCTTCGCCGCGCTGACTACGGCGGGCTGGAAATTTACTGCCGCGACACCACGACCTATGCAGACGTTGACAAGTTCAGCCTGCGCGGCACTCGCAACGTCACCTTCCGCCGCCTGCGCACTACTGCGGTTGCGGAGCCGAAGTTCAATATCATCGGGGAAACCGCGAATAACGCGGCTGGTATCACAATTGATAGCTGCCACATTCGCGGCGCGACTGGCGACCCGAACGGCGACTACGCAACCAGCACCAACTACCCGAACAACGGGATCAACCTGATCCGCACCAGTTCATCGCTCGACAACTCGGTTGGCAATATCACTGTAACTAACAACCTGATCGAATGGAGCGGTTCGGCGGTTGTGATGAAGGTCAGCCAGAGCGCGGCGGCGGTCGGAACAATTTCTGGAAACCGTATTCGCTACTACTACTCGGATGCGATTACGACGTCTCCTCCGGGCAACGCGACAGAAACAGGCTACGTTGTCACCTATAATATCAATGATAACGTAATTTCTGACTGTGTTGGCAAATCGACCGACAGCGGCTCGCCGCATCCAGACGCTATCCGCGGCGTGGCGACAAATGCCGCGAAGGCGGACTGCACTTATAATATTTCCCGCAATATCTTGTTCCCAGGCACAGCGCGCGGCGGTTTGGGCCAAGGCATCTTTCTCAGCGACTACAAGACTAGCGGCGTAGATAGCGGCTTTTTCTACGTCCCGACTATTATCGGGAACGTGGTGGTCACGTCGGGCAGCACTTGGCCGATCTTGGTTGAGAACTGCAAGAGCGGCGTTGCGCTCAACAACACGGTTATCCAGTCGGACGCCAATCTGACCGGGAACATTGCGCAGCTAGCGCTCGGCACCGGCTCAAACGGCACGACCAGCGGAACGCATCGCCTCGAACGCAATATCGCTGACATCTTCAGCATCGGCGGCAGCCCAACGCTGACCGACAACATCACCAGCGGCAACAAGGGGGCAACCCTTGCTTACAGCGGGACATTCGACGGCCCGACCTTCGAGCCGCTTTCCCGAGCCGATGTATTCACCATGCTGGATGTGAAGGCGGGTGGTCCTGCTGACCTCGGCGGGGCCTATGACGCGGGCGCGGTCGGCAGCGGCGCGGTCAATTGGGCAACCGATAACCCCGGCAGCGGCGGTTCGAATAACGTTTCCTGATAATCCCTAAAGGACGAAGTGAGCCTCAACTACAAACCGCCCGGGCCAACCACCAAAGCGTTCATGCTGTCCTCGGCATTCTTCCGGGGGCTGCGTGGGCCGGTCGGCTCAGGCAAGTCTGTGTGCTGCTGCGTCGAAATGTTCCGCCGCGCCAGCCAGCAAGAGCCGGGACCGGACGGGAAGCGCAAGACCCGTTGGGCTGTGGTGCGCAATACCAACCCGCAGCTCAAGACCACGACGATCAAGACCTGGCTCGACTGGTTTCCCGAAGATGTGTGGGGCAAGTTCAACTGGTCGCCGCCGTTCACGCACCACGTCAAGGTAGGCGACATTGACATGGAAGTGATCTTCCTGGCGCTCGACAAGCCGGAAGATGTGAAGAAGCTGCTCAGCCTCGAACTCACCGGCGTGTTCATCAACGAGGCGCGCGAAGTGCCCAAGGCGATCGTCGATGCCTGCACCATGCGCGTCGGCCGCTTCCCGTCGATGAAAGATGGCGGGCCGACTTGGTATGGCGTGATCGCCGATACCAACGCGCCGGACGAAGATCACTGGTGGCCAATCATGGCGGGCGAGGCGCCGGTGCCCGATCACCTGACGCGCGAAGAAGCGCTCATGCTGATCAAGCCTGACACCTGGGAGTTCTTTACCCAGCCGGGCGGGATGCGCCCGGTGCGCGACGACGAGGGGATCATCACCGGCTACGAGATGAACCCGGTCGCCGAAAACGTGGGCAATCTGACGCCCGCCTATTACCCGTCGATCATCAAGGGCAAGACGCGCAGCTGGATCCAGGTCTATGTCCTGAACGAGCTGGGCAGCCTCAACGATGGCAAGCCGGTCTATGCCGATTTCGACTATGCCATGCACGTTGCCAAGGAGCCGCTGGTTCCTGCGGCCGGCATCCCGATTATCATTGGCATCGACTTTGGCCTGACGCCTTCGGCGGTCTACATGCAGCTGGTGCGCGGGCGCTGGCTGATCCTGCGCGAACTGGTGGCGCAGGACATGGGCGCGGCCAAGTTTGCCGACCTCTTGCGCCGCGATATGCAGCAGAACTTTCCTGGCTTCACCTTCCAGCTATGGGGCGATCCGGCTGGCGACTATCGCGCTCAGACTGACGAGACGACACCGTTCCAGATCCTGCGCACTGCCGGCCTCAAGGCGCGCGCTGCACCGACCAATGACCCGGTGGTCCGGATCGAGGCCGTATCTGCTGGCCTCACCCGTCTGATCGAAGGCAAGCCCGGCTTCCTGATCGATCCTGGCTGCACCACGCTGATCCGCGGCTTTGCAGGCGGCTATGCCTACAAGCGGCTGCAAGTCTCCGGTGCCGAACGCTATGACGATCGGCCCGACAAGAACAAGTTCAGCCACCCGCATGACGCGCTGCAATATGGCATGTGCGGGGGCGGGGAGAGCCGCAAGCTGCTGCTGGGCGACACCTCGAACACCAAGCCGGTGGTGGCACGCAAGAGCTTTGACGTGCTGGGCTGGCGGCAAACGAGCCGGCGCCGGGCGACTAGTCCATTGTGACGCGCCGCGCATCGTGGCCTATCGCCTACGATGTGTGTCAAAGCCCCCAAGCCAGCCCCCAAGACTGCCGAGGAATTGGCAATGGAGGAAGAAGCGCGCGCCGCGCGGCTGCAGCGCAAGCGCGAGCTGGCCGACATGGCGACACGCGAGAAAGACAAGCGTTTCGAGGAAGCCGTTGCCCGGTCACGCGGCCAATGGGGGGCACGCTCTTTGATCAGTGGACCAAAGGGCGGTGCGGGTTTCCTCTTTGGTGGCGGGCGCTCCGGCCTACCCTTGATCCCGGCAGCGTCTGGCGGATCAGGCGGCGGGGGCGTCCCCATTAGCGGCGGCGGCGGTGGTGGCGGTGACTTTACCGGCACCATGCCAAGCCTGATTGGCGGTTTTAGCGGCGGCGGTGCTGGTGGCGGCTTCTTCGGCGGCAGCACCCGCTTAAACAATGTGCAGCTGGTATGAGTGACGAGATCGAAACGCTGCTGCGCCGCCTCGAGCGCGCACGCGCCAAACGCCAGCCGTGGGAGAGCACCTATCAGGAATGCTATGATTACGCTGTGCCTGGCCGCACTTCTTTCTTTGAGCGCGGTCAGGGGCAGGTTTCGCCTGACGTATTCGACGAAACCGCGGTCGTCGCGACCCCCGAGTTTGCGAGCCGTATCCAGGCCGGGCTTATGCCGAACTATGCCCGCTGGGCGGAACTCGCTGCCGGTAGCGACGTGGACCCCGCAGAGGTTGGGGAGATCAACAAGGCACTAGAGAAGGTCACGGACTATGTGTTTGAGATCCTTCAGGCGTCCAATCTAGCGCAGGAAGCCAACGAATGCCTGATCGACACAGCGGTTGGCACGGCCTGTCTCGAGGTCAATGAGGGCGATGCGGTCAATCCGGTGGTGTTCACCGCTGTCCCGCTGCCTGAACTGCTGATTGACACCGGGCCGGACGACAAGATCGACACCTACATGCGCAGCCGCAAGGTGCGCCTGTCGCATATCGAAACCGCCTACCCTGGATCGGTGATCCCGCCTGAACTCAAGCGCAAGATCGCCAGCGAGAAGGACAAGGAAACCGATCCGCTCGTCGATGTGGTGCTGTGCATCTACCGCGACTGGAAGAAGCCGACCGAGACAAACGAGCTGCGCGTGTTTCTGCCGGCACACAAGGAGATCATTCGCAAGGCCACACTCTCTGGCACCGGCTCCAATCCTTACATTGGCTGGCGCTGGTCGAAGGTTGCGGGCGAAGCATGGGGGCGCGGCCCGCTGTTCAACTGCCTTGCTGCCGTGCGCACTGCCAATCTGGTCGTGCAGCTGACGCTCGAGAACGCCGAGATGGCAATTGCCGGCGTCTATACCGCTGAGGACGATGGGGTTGTGTCGGTTGACAACATTCGCCTCGTTCCAGGCACGATCATTCCGGTTGCGCCGGGCAGCGCGGGCTTACAGCAGGTCGGCGGCGCGGGTGATTTCAATGTCGGTCAGCTGATCCTGGGCGACATGCGCAACAACATCAAGAAGGCGCTGTTCAACGAGACGCTTGGCTCGCCTGACACCACGCCGATGAGCGCAACCGAGGTAGCGCAGCGCATGGCCGACCTGTCGCGCCAGATTGGTTCGGCATTCGGGCGCTTGCAGGTCGAGTTCGTCAACCGCGTGCTGCAACGGGTGATCTTCATCCTCAAGAAGCGCGGCCTGATCGAGCTTCCGACCGTCAACGGGCGCGAAGTCAAGATCGTTGCCACCTCTCCGCTGTCTCAGGCGCAGGCAGTCGAGGATATCAACGCGGTCGATAGCTGGTTGGGGCTGGTTGGCCGCCATTATGGCCCGCAAATGGTCAATCTCTACACCGATGGGGCGCAAGTGGCCGAGTATACAGCCAAGAAGTTCGGGGTTCCCGAGCGTTTGCGCCGTGATGAGAAGGGCCGGGCGCAGCTGGCCCAGCAGATTTCGACAATTCAGCAAGGAGGAGAGAGCCTTGGACCGGAAATCCCCGGCGCCGGACCGGGTATTGGGGCCTGACGGCCTCGCGCGCACCCGCACGCAGGAAGATGAGCTCAATCAGCTGTTCGCCACCCTGTTCCGCTCGGCGGCAGGGCGCGAAGTGCTGTCTTATCTTCGCGCCGTGACCATCGAAATGGTGGCGGGGCCTGAAATCACGGACGCACAGCTGCGTCACCGCGAGGGATCGCGCTACCTCGTCGGCATCATTGAAGCGCGTGTTGCGAAAGGTAAGCAGAATGACCCAGGAGAGCCTGATCACCCCGCCCGCCGAGGGAAACGCGGACGCCGGAACCCCGCCAGCTGATAGCGGCACCCCGCCAGCGGCCGAGCGGCCCGATTGGCTGCCGGAAAAGTTCTGGACGCCCGAAGGTCCGAGCGTTGAGAACCTGGCCAAGTCCTATGTCGAGCTGGAAAAGATGCGCGGCGCGTCGATCGACCAGCTGAAAGAGCAATGGGAGGGCGAGCGCCTGGCCGTGCGTCCTGAGACGCCCGATGCCTACGAATTGCCCAGCCATGACGCGCTCGACGCCGAGCAGCTGGCCGCATCGCCGGTAGTGGGCCTGTTCCGCAAGATCGCCCACGAAACCGGGCTGTCGCAGGACCAGTTTGCCAAGACCATTGCCGACTATGCCGAAGCTGAGGTGTCTCGCTTGCAGGAAACCGCCAATGCCGAGATGAAGGCGCTGGGCGAGAACGGCAAGCAGCGCGCCGAAGCGGTCGGGCTGTGGGCGAACCAGCGATTTGGCAGCGATCCCGCCAAGTTTGCGGCGATTGCGCAGATTTGCACCACTGCGGCCGGCGTTGAGGCGATCGAGGAGTTGATGAAGGAGGCTGGCGCACCGGCTGCAACCGGCGATGCTGGCAATGCTGGCGGCAATGACCTTGTCCAGCAGGAAGCCGAGATCCGCAAGCTGATGGACAGCCGGGAATACTACGATCCCAAGCACCGTGACCCGGCAGTGGTTGCCAAGGTCGAAGCCTTCTTTGCCAAGAAGTATGGTGGCAAGTGATCACCGTTCGGGAGATCGAGCCGGGCGACCTACCCGGCGCGCTCTATCTGGGCCAGCTGATGCAGGCCGAGGCCCCGGCCTATCAGGAATATCCGTTCGAAGATGAACGGTTCGAGGCATGGTTTACCCTGTGCCTCGACAATCCTGACTGGCTGGGGCTGGTGGCGGTGGACGATGTGGCCGGGATCATCGGCTTTCTGGCGATGGGCAGCGCTCCCATGATTTTCTGCTCGGCACGCACGGCTGACGATCTGGCATTCTTTGTCCACCCCCAGTGGCGCGGGACCACGGCGGCGGTGCGGTTGATCCGCTACATGGAAGCCTGGGCCGAAGCGAAGGGCACGGTCCAGATCCGGATGGGCCTGACCACCGGCACCAATACCGATCCGGCGCGGCGCTTCCTCGAGCGGTTCGGCTACCAGCTGGAGGGGTTGGTGCTGGTCAAACGCAACTAGTCCATTGTGACCAGCACGGACCCGCGCGAAATCACGCTCAGGCCCGCACGGCGACACTGGCCCCGCAAGGGACAACCGGCAAGACCCAGGCAGCGGATAACCGGACCCCACTTTCCTCGAAAGGATTTCTCATGGCGATGGATATTTCCGACGCGTTCGTGAAGCAGTTCGAGAGCGAGGTTCACATGGCTTATCAGCGCATGGGTTCCAAGCTCCGCAATACCGTTCGCAACAAGAACAACGTTAAGGGCACCTCGACCACCTTCCAGAAGGTTGGCAAGGGCAGCGCTGGCACCAAGTCCCGTCACGGCAACGTGCCGGTCATGTCGATCGACCACACCCCGGTCGAATGCACGCTGGCTGACTACTACGCCGCCGATTACATCGACAAGCTCGACGAGCTGAAGATCAATATCGACGAGCGCGGTGTTGTCACGCAGTCGGCTGCGGCTGCACTCGGCCGCAAGACCGATGACCTGATCATCACGCAGCTGGACGCCACCAGCAACACGCAGAGCGAAGGCGGCACGACCGGCCTCAACCAGACCAAGGTCAACGTGGTGTTCGAAACCATGGGGAACAACGACATTCCCGATGATGGCGAGCGTTACTTTGCTATCAGCCCCGGTGGCTGGACCGACCTGCTGGGCCTGGCTGCGTTCGCCTCGGCGGACTACGTTGGCTCGGACGATCTGCCCTACAAGGGCGGCATGGTTGCGCGTCGGTGGATGGGCTTCATGTTCTTCACCCACTCGGGTCTGCCGGTTGCAACGAGCATTCGCAAGAACTTTGCCTGGCACAAGAACTGCCTCGGCCATGCTTCGGGCGCGGAAGTCGTTACCGAACTGAACTACATCCCCGAAAAGGTCGCCCACCTCGGCACCAGCTACATGTCGCAGGGCGCTGTCCTGATCGACACGACTGGTGTGTTCGAGGTCCAGGCCTACGACGCTTAAGGAGAAGTCGACATGGCTCTGACTGCAACCTCGCTGTTCAAGATCGCGGGCGCAAACCCCGGCTTGCACATCTACAAAACCGCTGACGCGATCGCCACCGTGACTGCTTCGGGTTACTTCAACGCTGTGACCGACAACCTGCGCCAGTGGGATGTTATCATCGTTGTCTCGGAAACGGGCGGCACCCCCAAGGTCGATGTGATCACCGTTACCAGTGCTGATGGCGCTGCGACCGTGACGACCACCGCGACCGAAGGCGTCACCGCCACTTAACTTGGAGCTGCCCTGAGGCGGTTTCAGAACTGGGCCGGCCGCGTCCTCTCCCGCGGTCGGCCCTTTTCATTGGGAGCTGAGACATGAGCACGGCTATCGACATTTGCGCCCGGGGACTGGTGATGGTGGGAGCTGCCCCCATTACCTCGTTTGTGGATGGCACGACCGAGGCGCTGGTTTCAGCCAACCTGTATGAAAGCACGGTGCAGGATCACCTGTCCCGCTACCGCTGGCGCTTTGCCACCGGCATCGAGCAGATTGACCGACTGGTTGATGCGCCCGCTTCGCGCTGGTCGGCGGCCTATCAGCTGCCAACCGAATGCCTGCAGCCTGCAACCGTGCTGGTGAATGACCGCGCGATTGACTTCGACCGTTACGAGGACCGCATCTTCTGCGATGCCCAGGCTGACGATGAGGTCTATCTCGAAGGCGTCTACCGGGTGGACGAGGCACGCTTTCCGCCGTGGTTTGCAATGCTGCTGCAAATCCAGATGGCCAGCCACTTCGCTCTATCGATCGCGGCCAAGCCGGACCTGGCTGACCTGCTCGACAAGCGCGCGCTGCGCCATGCCGCCTTGTGCCGCAACCTCGATGCGCAGGCGCGCACCAGCCAAGACCTGCCGACCAAGGGCCTGATCACCGGACGGATGGGCCGTAGCCGTGTAGGAGGCCGCTGATGCCGATCCACCAGCTCCAGACCAACTTCTCGAGCGGTGAGCTGGATCCGCTGATGCTGTTCCGCGTGGATACCGGGGCCTACCAGAACGGGGCCAAGTCGCTGCGCAACGGGATGCTGCTCTCGACGGGCGGTGTGGCGCGGCGCCCTGGCACCCTGCACCTTGCCAACCTTGCTGGCCGTGGCCGGCTGCTGGCCTTCGAGTTTTCGGCTGCTGAGCGCTACGTTCTGTGCCTGTCGAACGGGCGGCTTGATGTGTATTCGCTAGCTGGCGCGCTGCTGACCAGCGTGACGAGCGGCTGCAACTGGACCACCGACGAGCTGTTCGAGCTGACCTATACCCAGGTCGCGGACACGATGCTTGTTTGCCATCAGGCGTGGTCGCCGCAGGTGATCAAGCGCACCGGCCTGTCCACCTTTACCGTGGCTGATTTTGCTTTCACGCAGGCGTCGAACGGCCAGAAGATCTACCAGCCCTACTACAAGTTTGTCGATGATCCGGTCACGATCAGCTGCTCAGGGGTGACAGGTTCTGTCACCGTCACCGCCAATGCTGCCGTGTTCACCTCTGACATGGTGGGCCAGCGGCTGCGCTGGAAGGATGTCGAGCTTGCTGTCACCGGCTACACCAGCACCACTGTCCTGACAGCCACGGTGCAGGGCACGATCGTCGGGCGCTACGAACCGGATCCGTTCCGCACCAACCTGGGCTCAGGCGTGGTCGAGGTCACGCATGTTGCGCATGGCTTTGCTACCGGGGCCAGCATCACGATCAGCGGCGCGTCGGATGTTGGCGGGGTTACTTCTGCCCAGCTCAATGGCACCTTCACGATTACGGTGCTGGACGACAACCGCTATTCGATCAGCACGGCCGGCAGCGCCACGATTGGCGAGGATGGCGGCGGGCCTTCGGTCCAATATACCGGCTCGGCAATTGCCACGACCGACTGGACAGAGCCGGTGTTCTGCGAACGCAATGGCTGGCCGGGCGCGGTCTGCTTCCATGAGGGGCGGCTGTGGTTCGGCGGCACGACCGGCATTCCTGACGGGCTGTGGTCCTCGGTAATCTACCAGTATTTCAACTTCGATGTGGGCGAGGGGCTGGATAGCGACAGCATCCAGGTGACGGTGGGGGCGGAGGATATCTCCAACATTCGCCACCTTGTCAGCCACCGCGATCTGCTGATCTTCACGGCCCTGGGTGAGTTCTTTGCGCCGCCGCCCAACAACGGCACCCTGACGCCGGTGACGATGCGCATTCGCCGGCAGACGCCCTATGGTTGCTCGTCGGTCTGCCCGCTCCCCTTGGACGGAGCAACGCTCTATGTGCAGGGCAGTGGGACTGCGGTGCGCGAGTTCATGTATAACGAGGCGCGCGGCGGCTACGAGAGCACCAACCTCAACATCCTCTCCTCGCACATTGTCAGCCAGCCACAGGACATGGCGGTGTTGTTCGGCACTACCGATCGCTCTGAGCAGTATGCCTTGCTGGTCAACGAGACTGGCAAGGCGGCGGTGTTTCATTCGGCCCGCGCTGAGAACCTGGCTGGGTGGACGCCGTGGGATACGGCTGGCAGCTTCGATAGCGTCTGCGTGGTGGGCGAAACGATCTATTTCTCCGTGCTGCGCGGCGGAACCTACCGGCTTGAGGCTGTTTCGGCCGATCGCGGACAGGCGCTGGACGGGGCGACTATCTACACCGGGGCCGCAAGCGACAGCTGGACGGTGGGGGCGATCTATTTCGGCAAGACCGTGGCGGTCAATTCGGGCGGGCTGCACCTTGGCACCTTCACGGTTGGCGGTGCTGGCGAGCTAACCCTGCCGGTGTCCGTGACCGAGATCACGGTGGGTTATGACTACACCTTTGCGGTCGAGATCCTGCCGATTAATGTGCAGCTGGCAACCGGCCCAATGATGGGCATTCCCAAGCGGATCAACCGGGTGATCGTCGGGCTGCACTCGACGCTAGCCGTGTCCATTGATGGCAACCGCCTGATCCTGCGACAAGTGACCGATGATCTATCACTCGCACCTGATCCCGTCACTGGCACTTACGAGTTCTGGCTGCTGGGCTGGCAGAAAAACGCAGTCGTCACGATCACGCAGAGCGAACCGTTGGCCTGCACGATCATCGGCTTGCAGCTGGAGGTAATGGTCTGATGTGCATTTCAGCAACGGTTCTGGCAATTGCCAGCCTAGCTACAGCAGCAGCTGGCACGGTCGTTTCGATTTCGGCGGCAAGCGCCAATGCGCGGGCCCAGCAGGACATGCTGGACTTGCAGCGCAAGCAGATGCTCGAGCAGCGCCAGATGGAGGCGTTGCAGGCGCAGGAAGCCGCTGTGCAGCGGGCAGAAGATTACCGCCGCCAGCGCGCTGCCAACCTTGCGGCACTGGCTGCGTCGGGCGTTGGTGAGAACATGAGCTTCTTGCAGGGCATTGCGCCAGCTGAGGAGAAGGCGCTGCGCACAGACCTTGCCAATATCCGGCTTGGTTTCCTGGGCGGGCAGAACCGCATGGCTGACGAGATCCGGGTCAACCGGCTCAACCGTGACATTGTGGGCATGAACAAGACGGCTTCGATCGCGGGTTCACTGATCAACTTTGCCGGCAGCGCGGCGCAGATCGGCAACTTCTACCAGACCTACAACACACCGAAGGCCACGCCGCGCGGCACAGCCACGACTGGTGGCAATCCCGGTGACATTGTAGTGACGCGAGGCAACTGATGGCAATTGAACCTTTCCGCCAGCGCATTGGCATTCCGGATGGTGCCGGGATTACCCAGCAGGGTGTTGGTCGCATTGCCGATGTGGGCGATGCAATCACCGGCCTGGCCGGGACTGCCATGCAGGTCATGGAGCCGCGCCTCAAGCGCAAAGCAATCGAGCAAGGCACGGTTGATGCCGCGCGCACCGTGATCGGCAAGGACGAGAACGGCAACTATGTCATGCCCGATGCGCCAAAGGGCGGCGGCGATGCCTATGTTGCAGCCTTCGATGCGGCTAAGCGCGATCAATACAAAGACCTGATTGTCTATGATGCACAGGTAGAGTTCAACAAGATCTATTCGGACCCGGCCAACATCGGCCTGACGCCGGAAGATCGCCGCAATCTTGCTGAGAACTATGTCTCGGGTGTGCTTGGCGCGGTTGATCCGTTTGTCGAAGCCGAGGTGATGGAGGCGCTTAACCGGGAGGTTCTTCAGCGCGACCTGGCTTCCAGCAACGCATGGCTCCGGCAAGAAACGGAACTGATGGAGCGCGGCTTTGCTGCCAAGGTTGAGAAGTCCTCAAGCGATGCGTTTGAAGCCTATACTATCGGCAGTGCGGCTGAAGGCGACCGGCTCAAGGGTGAAGCCAAAGCAGCAATGGAGCGGCTTGTCCAGCTACGGATGCGCACGCCGGAAGAACTGGCGGCACTGGAGGGCAGCTTTACCAGCATTGCAGCTGGCGGTGCCTTTATGAAGGAAGTCCGCGGCGACATGGGCGAAGGCACCCTGTTTGCCGATGATCTGCAAAAGCTAATGCTGATGCTCAACGAGAACGACAATCCAGACTGGACCGTGATCGTTGGCGGCAAGGAGTATAATGGCGAGAAGCTGCGCGCCCTGATCCCTGACAGCAAGGTGCGAACCATGTTGGAACAGAAGATTGGCCAGCGTGAAAGCATGGCTCGAGCGGAGGAGGCCGAGGACGAGAAGAAGAATGAGGCGTTCGATATCTTTGCCTCTGTGCCGCTGGGCGGTAACTTTGCTTATGGCGTAAGCGGCGAGGAGAAGGCTGGCGCCTGGCAGGCGTGGGCCGCAATGGAAGGCGTGGATCTCATGTCGCCGGAAGGTGTGGTCCGGGCTTACCACCGTTCGCCTGACCTGCCTGACGAAATGTATAAGCAGGCATTCAGCAACATGAGTGCGCGCACCGGTGCCGAGCTTGAACGGATCCTGCCGCTCTACCAGACCATGCAGAACATGCTGGGCCGGGACGGGCAGAACGTCAACATTGCCGAGACGTTGCTCAAGCCCGAGGATAGCGCTTACCTTTATCACTTTTCGGCGGCTCGCCGGATGGGAGCAAGCCCGGCTGATGCTATTGCCCGCGCGCGCACCGCGACCAGCGCGGGGCTAGGCAAACCAAGTGATGAGCTGCGTGCCAAGCTGCGTGAGGTTGGCGGCTACAAGGACAATGCCATCCTGTTCGACCGTCTCGACGACGAGGTGGGTGTGCGCTGGGCCACGCTCAACCCGCAGGCACAAGACGCGATCCAGCTGGACGTTGCGCAGCAGGTGGCAATGGGCGTCGATATCGACACCGCCCGCAAGTCGGCCGGGGTGCGCTTCAAAGCGGGCTGGACACAGAGCCGCTACACGCTCGACAGTGCGCTCACCAATGCCCGCAAGGGTGGCGATGCCTGGATTGAGAAGGACCGAATGGTCCCGACTGTGCGCGACTGGAAGAACCCGAGCCAGCAGACGGATGCCTGGGTCGCTCCCTATGTTGGCGAGGCGATCAAGAATTGGGGTGGTCAGCAGTTGCCGGGGATGCCTGAGCAAAAGGACCTAATGCTTGGCAAGAACGTCTGGCTACAGCCGACCGGCCGCAAGAGTGGCGCTGGCGGCCAGCAGTATGCGATCATGTATTTCGATCCGGAGAAAGGCAACCCGCCGACCGTGTTCATGGACAAGCAGGGTATGCCGATCCAGCTTGAGTTTGGTCGGGCACAAGCCAAGCTGCAGCGCCAGGTCGATGCCCACTTCAAGAGCCGGGATGCCGCTAAGTGGCAACGTGATGAGCGCATCAAGAGCGCTGCGCCGCGCACTTACATGCCGGGAAGCGGGGGTGGGCTAGATCCATCTGTGGTGGGTGGATTACCTGCCAGTCTCAAAGCTGCTCGCGATGAAGCTGCTGCTGGCCCATTCAAGTTCAACGTCGATGTGCGCGACGTTGCACCGCCAGAGGCGCAGGGGCGCATACTGGGTGGCGCGGCCAACAACTGGCCGGGTGTCGCTCGGGCTATTGCTTCTGAGTTTGGGCTGCGGCCAGATCATGTGGCTACCGTCATTTCTTATGAAACGGGCGGCAAGTTTGATCCCGATGTGTGGGGCGGCAAGGACAACAATCATTTTGGCCTGATCCAGTTTGGCGGACCTGAGCGCGAGAAGCACTTAAAGCCCTTGCTCGGCGGCAAGCGTTATGAGGACGCCACTCCCCAGCAGTGGGCGCAGGCAATTGGCAGCTTCCTGCGCGAGCGCGGCTTCAAGCGCGGCATGAACATTCTTGATCTTTACTCGACGATCAATGCTGGATCGCCCGGTCGTTATGGGGCCAGTGACAACGGAGGCAAGGACACTGTGCGTAGCCATGTGCAACGGATGCTTCGTGACCACTTGCCTCAGGCCAAGCGGTGGCTGAGCCGTGGCTGAGGGTAAGCAAGACACGCCGCTCTACGTTGGCGACAATCTTCCTGTCGCGCCGCTCAACGCGCCCGACGATAGCTGGTCAACCTGGGGAAGCGCGCTGTGGGATGCGGTCACGCTGCAGCCGGTCTATCAGACTGCTGGGCGCACCTATGACATGCTGATGGCCGGCACTGATGGCGGCCGCTTCAACCCTTACGAGGGCGATTACCTCAAAGGCTACGAAGCCTACACCGACGAGTTTATCCATACCTATCACCGTGCCGAAGCCGATGCGATGAAGGCGCGGATCGACAAGAACAAGCAGCGCCGCGCCAACGTCGAGGCCAACCTGGGCTTTGGCGGCCTGATGCTGTCCGAGCTATTAAACCCGGTCAACGTGATCCCGCTGCCGGGTGTGATGGGCGCAGGCTTTGCCAAGGGCGTGCTTAAGGGTGGCGCCGGTTTTGGCGCAACGTTGACCGCCGAGGAGCTGCTGCGCCAACAGGTCGATCCTACGGCTACCGCCGAGGAAAGCTGGAACAATGTTCTTTATGGGACGCTATTTGGCGGCGTGCTGTCGGGCGCGGTCGGGGCTTATGGCCGGGCCAATGCGCGCGACCTGGGCGAACGCTTTGCCGCTGAGCTCAAGGTCATGGAGCGCGGCCCGCTGGGCCAGACTGCCAGCGATGCCGAGCCAATCATTCAGTCAGGCACGGGCTTTGTCGCGCGTCCAAGTGGCGATGCGGCGGTGGGCGTTGCGCCTGCTTATGGGCTGGAAAACCAGACCAAGATAACCCTGTGGGGGCGGCTCAAGAACCTGGGCGTGCGCGCGGTCGAGGACTTTGCCGATGCTGTGGCCGGTGACTACGGCACGCTGTCGGCGCGTAACCGGCAGCAGCTGCCAACTGAAATGTCCGCTTATCTTGCTTCGCAGCTGTGGCGCGGGCAAGCGGCTGATTTCAGCGTCAAGCTCAACCAGATCTATTCGCGCTACCTGACAGGCGGCGATGGCGGGATGCAGGTCATGGGCCTGAACCTTGCCACGGCACCGCAGAAGATCGCCGAGTTCTTTGGCAAGGGGAGCCGCGCTGATGGCAAGTTGAATTACGAGGAGTTCAAGGACGCAATCTTCCGGGCGCACAAGTCAGACCGGATCGAGGCGGACAACCCGTTTGTCAAAGAGGGCGCAGACTTGGTGCGTGGCTTCTTTGATGAAGCAATGGAGAAGGGCGTGGCTTCCGGCGCCATTCGATCGGCTGAGGGCTTCAAGAAGCTGCTTTCTCGGCGTGCCGAGCGCGGTCGGCAGATGATCGCCCGGTTTGAGGAACTGTCTGCCAAAGGGCAAACCGTCAAGGCAGAACGGCGCGCTACGCGCCGCGCAGAACTTACCGCATCGGTTGCCGGGACGCGGGTGGTCGGACCTGACGACAAGCCGCTGGTGGTATTTCACGGCACAAGCGAAAACTTTGACAAGTTCAAGGGGCGGGGCCGCAAGGAAACCCCGCTTTCTAAGGCTGTGCGCCAGCTGATGCTGACGTTTGATTGGGGTGATACCGCGCTTAAGCAGAAGGCATCTGAGCGTGGTGCAGTCTGGTTTACCGCCAATTCAGAACTGGCTGATGATTATGCCAAAGCGGGCGGCGGCGATGGTGTTGTCCGCGAGGCGCATCTTAATCTTCAGCGCCCGCTGGAATACGATAATGCGACCAAGACAGTGACGCTGCCAAATGGGCAGCAGCTGGACTTTGCCGAGGTGTTTGGCACGTTCAACAACTGGTCGATTATCAACCCCCAACTGATCCCGTTGGCTCGGCAGCATGGCGCTGACGGGCTGATCCTGAGGAGCATTAGCGACCCTGCCACCAAGAACATGATTGGCGCGGCGTCGGACGTTTTTATTGTGTTTAATCCTGACAAGCAGATTGTCCTGCTCGACAATCTCTTGCCTGATGAAGCCGGGCTTAGCGTGAACGAAATTGCCGAGCTGGCGGAACTGACCCGCCAGCAGCAGCGCTTGCTTGACTGGATGGACAAGCGCCTCGACGACGAACTGCCGGCCGACGAGGGCTTGAAGGCCGTGCTCGACGAGATCGAGAAGAACGCCGCCGACCGCCGCGCGCAGATGGAGGCGACCCGCAACGACCTGCTTGCCAAGGGCGAGAAGCGCCGCGAGGACACCGAGCAATTGCTGGCCGATGTGCAGGCGACGATTGCCGCGCGCATCGACAAGGACGAGAAGCTGCTGGCCTACTTCAACCAGAAGGAGGAACAGATTGGGCTGACCGATGGTGAGCGCGCTTATCGCGACGACATTGCCGAGCGCATCTGGTCGAACGATGGCGGTGGTTCGCCGGCTCAGCAGATGTTGCAACAGCGACTGCGCGAGGCGCTGGCCGGGGTTGACGCGCGGGCACAGGAAGCAATGGCCCAGCTCGACGGGTTCGACTTCAGCTATAACCCTGACGCCAAGATCGGCGCGACCGTCTATCATGGGACGCGCGAGGATCTCACCACCTTTGTTGATGCCGATGGCAACCTTGTGCTGCGACCGAGCGAGAACTTCGGGGGCAAGCAGCAGGGCGTGTCGTTTGCTGCTGAGCGCAACCTGGCCGCCGATTATGCCACGCGCGGGGGACCAGCAAACCCGGATGCAAGTCAAGCTGCTCTCAACCAAATGGATCCGATTGATGAAGCGGTCCTCAAGCATAGCAAACGCTTGCGTCCGGCGGATTTGTTTGATCCTACCAAGGTGCGCCAAGATAATCTGTTTGCCGCAGTTATCGATCCCAAGGGGCGCATTTGGGAGTTGAACTTTGACGAAGGCCGCGGTGATCACGCCGGGTTTGCTGGCGCATTGGCCGAGGCTTATACTCGGGCTGGGCAGGAGGCTGGCGCCGATGCCGCTGCCGGCCTCGACAAATATGTGCTGCTTCGCAATTACTCGGACCAGTATGCAATCGACATTAGCCAGCACGCAACGCAGCGGCAGCGCGATGTGCTGGCTGCAATTGACCAGCTGGCAAAGCGGAATGGCGCGCAGCTTGATGTAAACGATTTCATCGCGCGTCCACTTGATCCTACCCAGGCTAGCGCATCGTCGGCTCGCGATGTGCGCGGCGCGGTCGTGTTCGAGATTGACACCGCGGCGCTGCCCAAACTCGATCCTGAGACAATGGGCGAGGCGTTTGCCAAGACCGATGGCGATGTTGTGATCCCGGCGGGGCGCTGGAAAGCGACCGATGCCATCACCGGCAAAGCAATCGACCTTGATGCCAAGGCGGATGGCACCAGCTTCCTGACCGGCAAGCAGCGCGATTACCTTGACCGGCTCGAGCAGCGCCTGGCCGGGGCGATTGACCGCTACGAAGGCCCGAAGAACGAGGCCAACTATATCAGCCGCGTCTGGGACATTGACCAGGTGCGGCAGGATCCGCAGCGCCTCACGCAAATCCTGTTCGACTGGTTCAAGAAGAACCCGCTGCCGGGCGCGTCGATGAATGACGGGGCGATCATGCGCCGCGCGGAAGAAGCGGTGAGCCAGATCATGCGCGAGGCCGAGCTTGGCGAAATGCAGATCATGAAGGGCGGCGGGGCCAGCTTCTTGTCGAGCCGCAAGATCGACATTCCCAACGAGCTGGTGGCTGATTTTCTGGTCACGGACGTTGAGCATATCGTGCGCAACTATGCGCACCGCTTCGGGCTGGTGCAGGAGTTCAGTCGCAAGTTCGGCACGTTCGATGCCGAGGACGCGATCGACGATGTGATCCTGCAATCAGCGCGCGAGCTTCAGTTTGCTGACTTGGCCAATGCCGAGGCGCAGCTGGGCCGCTTGCGGCAAGACATGGGCGAGCTGCGCGACACGGTGACGGGCGCAATCTATTCGACCGATCCAGCCATGATGAACAAGCGCCGCATTGCCGCTGGCTTGCGCGCTTATGGCACAGTCACTTCGCTGGGGCGGTCGGCGCTGTCGTCTGTGCCTGAGCTTGGCCGTGGGATCATGGTCAACGGCTTCATGCGGACCTTTGGCTTTGCGCTGGATATTCTTGGCAACCGCGAAGCATGGGGCAAGATCTCGGGAGAGCTGGCCCGCCTGACTGGCGAAGGCTTCGACATGGTGCTGTCGAGCGTGATGGACCGCTTTGTCGAGCAGGGCGGGCCGCTGGGCGCCGCGACCGGCAAGGTTGGCCGCCTGGCGCAGAAGGGCACCAACTTCGTCAACGGTCCTTACTTCCTGCTGAACGGGCTGGCCGCAATCACTGACATTACCAAGCGCCTCAACCTTACCTTCATCAACCAGTTCATGATCGAGGATATGGCCAAGCTGGTGCAGACCGGCGATGCCAAGCTGGCTGAACGGCTTGCCAGTTACGGGCTATCGGCTGACGATGCGCGCCGGATCGTGCAGGAAATGCCGGTCGAACGGCAAGGCCAGATGTATCTGCCCAACGTGGGCGAGTGGAGCGATGGGGATCTTGCGACGCGTTACCTGACTGCCGTGACGGGCATGAGCCGCCGCATTGTCCCGACCGCTGGCCCGGCCGATGTGCCGATGATCGCCAAGGGCTTCATTGCTGGCCGCGAGTTTCCGCTGCTGACTATGCCGTTCCAGTTCATGCAGTATGGCTTTGCCGCCATCAACAAGGTGACGCTCTCGGCCCTGCAGGGGCGCGACCAGTCTCCGGTGGCAGGGCTGGCGATAATCATGGGGCTGGCCTGGGTGGCGCAGAACCTCAAGACTGATGACCAGCAATGGCACCGGATGCCGGTCGAGGAGAAGCTGCTGCGCGTGGCCGATGCTTCGGGCGTGCTCGGGCTTTATCAGGATATCCCGAACAAGCTTGAGATCCTCTCGGGTGGCCGCGTCGGGGTGCGCCCGATGCTCGGCATGGAACCGTTCAACAAGGGCGAGAACTACGCCGACTATGCGGACATTGGTGGTCCGGCAGTTGGCAAGATTGCCGACCTCACGCGGGTAATGTCAGGCGACGACATGACCGATCGCGAGATGGCGGGCATCATTCGTCGGTCGATCCCCTTGAACGATGTGCTGTGGTGGCGCGACAGTTTCATCGAAGCGGAGCGCTATGCCTTTGAGGCGGTCGAGGACTAGTCCATTGTGACCTGAGGCGCTTTGCCGTTTGTCCGGGGAAACGGAGAACCGGCGATGGCACTCAAGATCAACGACACTGCGGCGCGCCGGCAATACACGGCAACGGATGGCCAGACTGTGTTTTCTGTGCCGTTCACCTTTTTTGAGGTGGACGAGCTAAAGGTCTACAACGACGGCACGATTTTGACCTATAACCCGACGCCGGGCAATGCCACTGAGTATTCTGTTGCTGGGGCCAACAACGATTTAGGCGGATCAATCACTCTGGGTGCACCGGGGGCTGCGCTGGGTGATGTGATTACCATCCTGCATGACGTGCCGGTTGAGCGTTTGACCGACTTCCCGCTGTCGGGGCCGTTCCAGATCGAAAGCCTCAACATCGAGCTGTCGAAGATCGTGGCGATGATCCGCCAGATGGAGACGACGCTGGGCCGGGTGATCTCGTTGGCGGTCAGCGACGTCAGCGCCGACTTTGTGCTGCCAGACAAGACCGAGCGCGCAAACAAGTGGCTGGCTTTTGATGCCAACGGCGACGTGGTGATGCGCGATGCCAACTCGCTGCCAAGCTATTCGTTCGGGTTCTTCTTCACGCTGAGCCCGGCCAGCAACGAAGTGGTCTGCATCCACGTTGCGCCGGAAGCCTTTGTGATCCCCGCCAACTTTGCCAGCCCCGCGGCGCGCGGCAGTTGCGGCACCAACCCGCTGGCCAGCTATATCTTGAGCGTCACCAGGAACGGCAGCGCGATCGGGACGATAACCATCTCGACCGGGGGCGTTTTCACCTTTGCCACCAGCGGCGGCATTGACCAGGCGTTTGCCGCTGGCGACGTTCTGCGGATCACCGCGCCCGCCGTTGCTGACACCACCATTGCCAATGTTGCCATTACCATTCGGGGGGTTCGCTGATGCCCAACCGTTACTACGCCGGGAACACGCTCGCCGGCTTCTTTCGCTCAAGCACGGCGGTTGTCGATGGTCTGACGACCGCAGGCTGGTTTGACAGCGCCTATGTCGCCAACGCAATCAATGTTCTCGGCGGTTCGTCCACGGCAAACTACATCGAGTCCCCAGTCTTTGCGGCCAGTGGAACGATTTGGTGGGTATTTGAACTTCGCGCTAACTCGCTCTCAGGAAACTCTTGTTATCCGCTCTGGGCTTATAACGGTGCGACCAATGCCTACCGTCTGAGCTACAACAGCAGCGGCTGTATGCTGGAATACTGGAATGGCTCGGCGTGGATTTCCGGTATGCGCGTATCCACAACTGATCCAAGTTCCGCCCGCGTTCGCGTTGCGGTCAAGATTGTCTGCAATTCCGAAATGCGGATCTATGTCGGCGGGGTTGAACTTGCGGCTGCAGCGATCACCGGAATTACGACCGGGCAAACCGCCGTTACCCGCACGCAGCATTGGACGGTCAACTCGACCAGCGGCAACTGCGCTTTTTCCCAGATCATGTGCGCGGACTATGACCTTCGGGACAGCCGCTTCATGGCTGCCGCGCTAACCGGCGACAGCGCCAGCAATACAAACGGCACCGGAGCAGTCACCACGATCAACGAAACGGTGCTGGACGAAAGCACCGGGGTCAGCCTCACCACTACGGCGCACAAGCGCGGGCAGACCCATGCCGCAATCACCGTGCCAGTGGGCTATGTCATTGGCGCGGCGGTGCTGAACGCGCGCGGGCGCGCTGCTGGCACGATCACTGATGGCAAGCTTGGCTTCCGCAGCGGCGGCACCAACTACTCCTCGAGCGGTCGCGGCTACAACAGCGGCTACGAGCCGCGCGGGTATATCATTGAAAACGATCCCAACACTGCTACCCGCTTCACCCAGGCTGGCTTCAATGCCGCTGAGACGTATCTCGAAGCGGTCTGATGCCCGCCTTTCGCGCCATCGCTACTCGCTCCGCTGTAGCCAGCGCAGCAACTATATCGCCGGCTAAACCGGCGGTCGATGGCGCGGGCGGGCTGTTGCTGGCGATTGTCACGACCGGCAGCACGGCCACGCACAACTGCGGCACGGCGGGCTGGACCAAGTATCAGCAGGTCAACACCGCGGCGAGCTTTGCCGGTTCGATTTGGTATGCCGCTGAGGACGCGGCTGCGCCGACCTTTACGTGGACCGGGGCCACGACCTGCTCGGCGCAGGTGGTTTATTATTCGGACCCGCAATCGCCGATGACTATTGGCATTGGCGCGAACACCTTTGACCATTCGGTATCGGGTTCGACGCACAGCACGCTGTCGATCATGTCAACGCAGAACAATGCGTTGGCGGTCTATGTCGATGTGTGCCAGCTCAACGTCTCTGCCACGACGCCGAGCGGCGGGTGGACCGAGCGCTCGGACACTGGCTCGGCCACCGATGGCGCGCGCACGGTGCTGGGCGATCTGCTGCTGCCAACTGTGGTGGGCAGCTTTACTGGCGGGCAGTCGCTGATTGCCGGCGATGCGCCGTGGATCCAGTGGACTATTGAATTGAACGGCACCTCGCCGGTCAATCAGGTCCAGGTCAGCAAGGCCGAGCTGGGAGCCGTTGTCGAACCGGCCGCAGGCTTTGCTGCCAGCCAGGCCGAGCTGGGCGCATGGCTTGATCTGCTGAGGGATACCCCGCGCCGCCAGTTCATTACGATCAACTAACCAGGAATGTTGTGACAATGACTGAACAGCGAACGCTAACTGATGAAGATGTCGCAGCAATCGTGAGCAAGCTCGAGGAGCGGATCGCGCAGAAGTTCTACGTCGATCTCGGCAAGGGGCTGTGGGGCGCAGTCTGGCGCGGGCTCTTTGCCATCGCGCTGATCCTGGCCGCCTACGGCGCAGCTAAGGGGGTGCCGCAATGAGCGCACCTGTTGGCTATGCCTGGCTCGATGAAATCGGCCAGCTCCCGCTCACCATTCAGGTCAGCCTGTCGCTGCTTGGCGTGCAGGAAGTGGTCGGCCGCGGTAGCAACAAGACGATCATTGGCTGGCGCGACGAGCTCAACCGTGCCGGCGTTGAGATCTCTGGCTACTCTGACGACGACATTGCTTGGTGCGGTCTGTTCGCTGCGATCGTTGCCCACCGTTCGGGCAAGACGGTGGTGCGCAATCCGCTATGGGCGCGCAACTGGGCCAAGTTCGGGACACCGGCACCGGCTGCCAGCCTTGGCGATGTGCTGGTGTTTCAGCGCGCCGGAGGCGGCGGGCATGTCGGCTTCTATGTGGCCGAGGATGCCACCGCTTATCATGTGCTGGGCGGCAACCAGAGCAATTCAGTCTGCATCACTCGGATTGCCAAGACGCGACTGCTGGCTGCGCGCCGCCCGTTCTACCGGCAGGCGCCGGAGAGCGTGAAGCCGTGGCCAGTCAAGGCCAACGGCAAGCTATCGAGCAATGAGGCATGAGCCGGGGCTGGCTGCGCCTCTGCGAGCTCATTGGCTTGCTCTTGCTTGGCAGCGGATTGCTCGGGCTAGCTGCTTACATGGTCCATGTCGGCCGGTTGGGTGAAGCCTTCGGCGCGGTGATCACAACGATCCCGCTGGTGATCCAGTCAATCCGCGGCATCGGACAGGCGCAGGCCATGCAGTCAATGGCTGACAATCTGGCGCGCTCGCGCCCGGTTAAAGGAGAAGAAGAATGATCAAGGGGCTGTTGAAGAAGCTCGGCCTGGGCAAAGGCGAGGCGGCGCTGATCGATGCGGTGGTTGAGCGCGCTGCTGATGCGGCAACGGGCGGTGCGGCCGGCAAGGTTGAGGATGCAGTCGAGGCTGTGGTTGGTGAGGTCAAGCGCCGCAAGAAGAAGTGAGGGCGGATTGCTCCGCCCCCTGTGTCAAGATTTGTGTCAACGGCCAAGCAGGGCAAGCAGCTCGTTCTCCGCTTCCTGCTGCAAGTTCATGCGCCAGCGGGCGTGCCAGGCCATCACCATTTCCTTGAACCGATCCTTGTCGGCCTCGGCTTTGGTCTGAAGGTCGGCGGCGTTCGGGCGCTCGGCGGCGGCCTTAGCTTTCTTTGCAGTCATGGCGCTTCTCCTCTGGCGGGCGGGTTCTCGCAGCCGTCTCCAGCGCCATCCTTTTACCGCGCTCCTCTGCGGCGTCAATAATCGCTTGAACGCCGCGAGCCAGATCGTCCATGTTGCTTCGTGGACTTGCGTTAAGCACCAGCCAAACAAGGTCGCGCGCCTCTTGTGTCGGGGTCATCACTTCCCCTCCAGTGCTGCGAGGGCTTGGCG